CTCTAGTGTGTTCAGCTTACGTCCTGCTGCACCCTGGAACTTACGGATAACAAACTCAAAGAGTTCATTGAGTGGTGCAGGTCCACTAGCTCTACCACCAAAGGTCTTAAGTCTAGCACCAGCAGGTCTGATCTTTCTTAGATCCCATTTAGGTATCTCACCGGAGTACAACAAGGCTATGACTTGACGTAGTGCTTTAGCCCAGCCTTCCTTACTATCCGATACAACAACGATAGAGTCAGACTTAAACATCTTCTCTGGTATCTCAGGCAGCTTGTCAACGTACTTATGCTCAACGCTAAAGCCTACACCAGTACCACATAGCAGAATATACATCGCCTCATCAAAGCATTTAGGATCATCAACAGGCAGATAGCTACAGTTGTAACCTGCTGTGTTGTCCCTCTCAAGGGCTTTACCGGCTGTCATGATTGACCGCATGGACGGCACTATCTCTAAGTTTTTAATCGCTTCACGAAGCTCTGAGTCCGTCTCAACAGGCATTACGTGACCATGCTTAGACTCCAGATGATTCTTCATGTAGTCCATGTATCTATCTACTGTGTCAAACCAGTCTTCTCTATGTCCAGTTGCTTCTACAAATCTACAGTAGCGAGACTTCGCTATGTATTGCTGGTAAAAATCCATCTATATTTCCTTTTTTAATAATTCATATTTATCTTCAACGATGTCCTCAAACCTATCAAGTATATCTTCTGATGTCAGGTCTAATAATTCTATTAGATCCAACTCATCAAACTGCATGAGCTTTTCTTTCAGTTCAGCAAGCGTCAGTGTGGTCACGTTCAGTCTCCAAGTCCTCGTTAGTCATGACAACTAACGCTGCATAACCGCCTATATCATGCCATGAATCGTTTAGATAGTAGTTACCGTTAAGTATCCTAGCCATCTTGTTAGCTATCATGTCTAAACTTTCACGAGCATAGTCAGGCATGGTGTAATAGTTAGGTGACTGTCGCATGATCTTCTTTATGTCTTGACTGATCTGACTAACCACTTTGTACTGACCATACTGACCTTCTCGTGTTGATAGTGTCTCACTTATTTCCATACTTTTTCCTCAAATAATTTAAACTGATTGGCATTTCGTCAAAGCTACCGTTGTTAACTTCGTTAAGCATCCAAACTCCCGACCAGCTACCATTAGTTTGTGGGTTTAAATAGTCTTCATCATGTTGGTAACAGATACCTGCAAAGATACCTGTAATGCTAGAACCGTCAGCACGTTTACTAAAAGATATAGCGCGGTCCTGAACGTGTCCCATAATACAACTCATGTGCTTCTTCTGTAATAATAAACCAGGATTACTAACTGGTCTACCCATAACGCCTGAAGTAAAGTAGTGGCTGTATGCAATATTATTTATGATTTTTACATCCAGAAAGTCTTGCACTTCCCAGCCGTACTGCTTCAAGTTAAAGTCATCATACCCTATTAAGCCTTCTAGTTTTCTATCAGACTCGATGGCTCTTTCAATTCTTTGTTCATGATTACCGATCAAGAAAATTAACTTAGGGTTCCATGTCTTCTTTCTGTTACGTCTTAGTCTATTGATCTCCTTGACGATAGGCTTCATCAATCTGTTCATTGCCAGATTACCTGCAGTGATATCGGATTGATACGTCCTACCCTCGAACGCTTTCTTTCCGACATCATAAACACTAAGGCTTGGCATATCCCAGTGATCTCCGAGATGGACAATAACTTCTGGTTTCTTTTCTGCTGCGTATTTACCTACCCACTCTAAATGCTCAAACGAATGACCAGGTTTACACTGTGTATCAGGTATGACTAAGTGTCTCATGCTGCTCCTTTAGCAGTTGTATGAAGTATTCTGCATCGATAACTACCAGTGGTTTAGAATGATTCTGTTTGATTACAACAACAGGCTCTCTATCTTCTGGACAGTTGTCGGCAGCTTGAGAATAAAAGGCATATACAGCGAGAGAGCTTCTTGACTTACACTCTACTGATATGCCTAATGTATCCCCTGCTTCCTGAGAAAACAGTATGTCTTCCCCACCTGCTCCCATACTGGTTGATCTTACATCGGACCTGGAAAAGTCGAACCTGTCCAGAATTTTGTCTCTGAACCATTGTTGGAGTTTTCTTCCTTTGGCTTTTGCGCTTTGCGTTTTGATTGTTTTCTCCCTATGTCTAAAAATTTATCTAGACGAACTCTCTTTATCTTAGTGATCCACCCTTTAGGTATGTGTAATCTTGAGTTAGATTGTTCGTTAGACAATGCAGCAGCAATACATATAGCTGAATCGTCCTCGGACACAACAAACCCCATGCTTAACACAGGGTGTACGTTAGGTTCGACATCGTCTTCCCAACCACAGTCAGACAAAGCATCCCACCATTCTATATAAATTATTTCTGGGAAATCTTTGGTGTCCAAAGCTGACCAGATTTTCTTCGTATCCATAGTAATTGCGCCCTTTCAGTTAGTAACTCAAGGTTATCCTCATACGCCTCTAAAACCGTAGCGAATAATTGTCTCTCGTTATGACAATCCTTCAATATCTTTCCAGCTTTCACAGGACCAATACCCTGCAATCCAGGAATGTTATCGACCCGATCACCTGTTAAGATTTGAAGATAAAAGTTTTTGATGGCTTCCTTCTCAGTAATGTAGTAAAGATTATCCTTGACAAAGTTATAGTGCCATCCCCGTAACATATCAAGGTCTTTATCTAACGACATGATGCAAAAGGATCCTGCCTTCATAGTGTAGGCAGCAATACCAATTGCATCATCCGCTTCTTCACCTTCAGATAACTCGAATCCCCATCTTTCCATGAGGTACTGACGCAGGGCTTCGTAGTGATTAGGCTTTCTAGCGTCACTACGATTCCCTTTGTACTCTTTCTCGTTAGCTATGTTGTACCGGAAGTTGGTCCTGCCGGTGACGTAACCAGAGAAGTCATCTACGTAATCGAAGCGTAAAAGATTAGTAACATAGTTACCCATCCGACTAATAGCAAACTTCTCATCATCATCGTCACTAGCAAAACCAATTCGGTACACCAGGATATCACCGTCTATCAGTGCAGTTGCATTATTGAGAGACGGTCTACCCATTATACTGCTTCTAGTGCTTCCAACTCTGGATCAGTGGCTGCTGGTGCATCATAGTGAATCAGATTAGTTACAACAACCTGACCCCTGAGTCCAGCAGACACGCCCTTCTTACCCTTGTAGTTGTAGGTATAAGGATCAATGATAGCAACACACTCAGAGCCATTCCCGATCTTACCATCGATCTCGTTGCCCTCAGTGTCCACCATCTTGATTGGAAAATTACTCTTACACGTTACATAGAACTGCTGAACGTCTTTGTGTTTGACATCAAGCATTGCTTCTTCCTGTAACTTCTCGACTGCTGCTTGAGACAGTTGCCCAATGTCCACACCAAACCTACCATCATCGTATGCTTCGTTATGGCGTGACCAAAAGACCTGTCCTTTTACTTTTACTGGTTTCATTTAATTTCCTTTAGTTAATGTGTAGCTGCCCAGTTTAGTCCTACTTTGAATTCCCCGTCCAAAGGGCAGCGTAAGTTTAGACGGATCCCTGCTTGACGGATGGATTGTACCGCAAAGTGTCCAACCGTTTCTGCATCCTGTTCAGTCGTTTCAATCTGCCATTCATCATGCACATTGGCAACAAACCGAGCATCCATATTAGCATTAATTAACTTTCTGTTCAAGATAATTAACGCTTGTTTCATAACTATTGCACCCGCACCCTGAAGTAAAGTGTTCAGTGCAGCGTGTTGTGACCGGACAATCAACCTACGACCATCCAATGCAGGTAGCCATTCCTTCTCAGCTAACCGGCTCACCTTGTCCTTCAGCTTCTGTAAGGCTGGCGTGTTCTTTAAGAAGCTATCGATCAACCGCTTACCTTCCTGTTCACCACCGCCAACAATCTGACCGATCTTAGCAGGACCAGCACCATAGAGAAACGCATAGATAAACGTCTTGGCTTGGTCCCTGT